CATCTGTTAAAGATATGCTTGAAAACTATTTATTAACAGACATGAAATTATTAGGCTCTAATATAAGTGAAAATTTACAGAATGTATTCATAGAAACTCCAATGATTTTTGATGGGGATGTTCAAAATCACTTATCTGATATATGTTTGTCATTGGGATTAAATTGTTATATAAGAGACGGTGTATTCATTGTTGTTAAAAGCGGAGACGCAATTGATAGTTCTGGTCAATTTGGCAACACAGCAGTTCTAATAAATAGCGAAACTGGATTAGTCAATTCTCCAGAAAAAATAGTTAGATTAAAGGCAAAAGTAAATTCAAAAGGACAATCAAAGAATCAAGATTTTGATGTTGAATTTCAATCTCTTTTGAATCCAAATATCAATGTCGGAACTTATTTAAAAATAGAAAGCAAATTTATAAATTCATTTGCTGTGGTTAAAGAAGTTATTCACTCTGGTTCTAATTATGATTCTTCTTTTTATTCAGCAGTGAAAGCTAAAATGGCAGAACCAGTAATTGTTGAAAGAAAGTCAAGAACATATATGCCAACAATAAATAACGGAGAAACCACAGTAAATAATGGCTCAATATTAAACGGCAATTATCCAATAACAAGCAAATTTGGGGAAGACAGAGGAGACCACCTACATTCTGGAATAGACATTGGAACTCCTTATGGAACTCCTATATATGCACCAAATGACGCAACTGTTTCTGTTGCTGGTCAAGTTTCTGGATATGGAAATGCAATATATTTAACAAATCCAGATGGAACAACAGAAAGATTTGGACATCTATCTAGTTTTGCTGTTAATAAAAAACAAAAAGTTAAAAGGGGAGACCTTATTGGATATACTGGTAACACTGGAGTGTCAAGTGGTCCTCATTTACATTACGAATACAGGGATATAAGTGGCACAGCGTTAGACCCACAACAACATGGGTATTTTATATAATGAATTTAGCAGATTTTTTTGAATATGAAAATTTATTGAAAAAAAATATTTTGAATCAAGTTGAAACATGCTTGCCAGCAAGAATACTATCCTATAATGCTTCAACACAAACCGCAAATATAGAGATATTAACAAGAAGAAGAGACAAAGATGGCAACAATAAAGATATAGCAGTTTTGCCAGAAATAAATGTTCAATTTATAAGAATGAGCAAGTTCTCAATAAAGTGGGCTTTAACTGCTGGAGATACAGGAAGATTAGTTATATTCTCTAAAGATATATCTAAATATAAAAAGTTTGGTGGGAAACAAAACATTCAATGGTTACAGAATTTTGCTCTTCATAATTCAATATTCATTCCAGATTTTCACCCTCAAAATGAAACAGACGAAGGTGAAATTGCAATTGATATATCTGCCAACAATGAACTATCAATAAAGCAAAACAACATATTGAAAATAAAGTTAAACGAAGACACAACAATAGATATAATAGGTGATTTAAAAAATACTGGAAGTGTTGATATAGGAAACACAGCAGGAAAAATACAAATAGGCGATACTGGAAACTTTACCATTAATGGTTCTTCATTATCAGAAACATATACAGGAGAAGCAAGTATCACTAAAAACACATCGTCTTCATCAAAAACAGCAGTGTTTGAATAGGAATAATAACTATGTTAAGCGTAAAACTAACATCGGATGGCGACCTAGATATGAGTTTAGGCTATCTTCAATGGACTGAAGGAGTAGCTTCTGTATTACAACATATTCGCTCAAGACTAAACTTCGCAACAAATACATTTTATATTTTTCCTAAAGCAGGAACTCCATATAAAGAATATATATTGGGGAAAAAGGACCTATTGTTAGCAGTCGAGAAGATTAAGATTGTAATATTAAAAACCCCAGATGTTAATGATTTATTATCTTTTGATTACTCTTTTGATTCAACAACCAGAATTTTAACAGCATCTTTTTCCATAAATTCTATTTATGGTGATGGCGAAGACATAGCAACAATTGAAATATAGGTATATATAATGACTTTTGGAATTTCAGATTCAGGATTTACGAGAAAAATACAAACAGACATAGAAAGTTCTATGCAAACATATATGCAAACAACTTATTTCCCAAACTTTGTCTTGAGAAGAGATTCAGACAGGGGAGAAGACCAATTACTATTAACTGTTGCTAGGGAACAAGCAGAGATATGGGAAACAATGGAAGCTTTATATTACGCATTTGTTCCATCTTATGCAGAAGCAACTCAATTAGATAATATTGCTGAATATAACAATATAACAAGATTATCAGGAACTAATACAATAGTCACTTGTACCTTTACTGGAATAGCAGGAACTATTATACCAACCAATTCAACTGTATCTGTCACTGGAACTGGATATATATTCAATACAACAGAAGAGATAACAATTCCTATATCTGGAACAATTGACTCAGATGTTGAAGCTGTTGAAATTGGACCAATATCTGTTTTGGCAGGAACATTAACAGTTATAGAAACACCTGTTGTTGGATGGGCAACGATAACAAATACTTTATCTGAGAAAACCTTAGGAAGATACGAAGAAACAGATACAGAATTCAGGAGAAGAAGAGAACAACTGTTAGCAGTTCTTGGTAAATCTTCAGAGGGTTCTTTATTGTCAAATATATTATTGATAGAAGATGTTTTCGATGCAGCGATTTACTCAAATAGAGAAATAACCACAGACGAATATGGAAGACCTGGAAAATCTTTTGAATTAATTATTTATAATGGTACAGCTCAAGATATAGCAAATGTTATATGGAATTGTCAACCAGCAGGAATAGAAAGCTATGGAACTTCATCTCAAACTGTTGTTGATTCAACAGGAAGAACTCAAACAGTTGAATATACTCCTGCAACAGAAGTTCCTATTTATGTAGATATTTCTTTAACAAAAAATAGCTATTATCCTACCGATGGTGATGACCTTATAAAAACAGCAATTACGGATTATATAAATAACTCTTTATTAATAGGAGAAGATGTTGCAAGAACAAAGTTATATAGTTATATATATTCAATAGCTGGCGTAACAAATGTTACTATTTTAGATTTAAGCAAATATCCATCCTCTGCTGAATTAGAAACAGATATAGTTATTGATTATGATGAAAAAGCCGTTTGTGATGAGTCTTATATAGAAGTGACGAGTGCATAATATGTCAAGACAAGATATAGTATTAGAAACAAACACATATGATAAATTGATTCAATATCCTTCTCTTTATTTCAAGGGAGATAATTTTAAAGCATATTTAGATACAATTTGCAGAGAATATGATGAAATAAAGCAATGCTTATATGATTTGAGAATGTCGAGAACAATAACTTATGCAACAGGAGTAAATTTAGACAATATTGGTGAAATAGTTGGAGAAGATAGGCAGACATTAACAACCCTAGATGCTGGTTATTTTACTTTTGAATCCAATATATATGGCGATGGATTTGATGTTGGTAAGTTCTGGAGTATTGGTGCTGACTCTGACGTTATTGAATCAAGAGATGATAATTTATACAGAAAAGCCATAAAAGCTAAAATAATAAAAAACAATGGATATGCGTCCCCAGAAGAGATAATTGAATTAGCTAAACTCATAACAGATTCAACAGATATTATTTATGAAGCAGATTATCCAGCAGGAATAAAGATTTATTATAATGGTGATTTAAATGATGCAGAAGAACAATACGCTGGACAATACATACAATCAGCATTAGGTGCTGGAATAAAACTAACAGAAATTAAAAGATTCGCAGAGTTTGAAACTTCTGATGATTATCAATTGGAAACTTCAGACGGGTATGATTTATTAAGTAGCAATATATAGGTAATAATATGACTGGTAAAAGATTAACAGAATATGATGCATTAACATTAGCTCAAGATGCTGATTTGTTCTATGTCGAAGAAGAAGATGGTGGAGAATATACCACTAAAAAGATAACATTTTTATCATTATTAGAAAGCATTGGCATATATTCTGGCTCTGGTTCTCCAGAAGGAGTTACCGATGCAGATATTGGTGCAATATACAGAAGGCTTGACCAGAATACCGAATCTAATCTCTATTCAAAGGAGAGTGGAAGTGGAAATACTGGATGGATAGCACTCTAACATAAAGGATATATATAATGGCAACTAAACCAAATAATACAGATACAGATTACGATATTCCATCAGCATGGGATGGTGCTTTATCCACAAGACCATCTGCAAGCAAAATAACAACTGGATGGCAAGCAAACGAAAAGCCTCCTGCTAATTATTTTAACTGGTTTTGGAATTTTGTTTTAAAATGGGTTAAATATTTTGATGATTCTATTGATGAATTATCTGGTGGACAAAGAAGATTGATTACTCAAGATACCCATAATTTTTTAAATGATTTTATTTATTATGAATCAGGAACTTCTTTATGGACAAAAGCTATTGCTACAAGTTCAACAACTTTGGCAACTCATTTTGCTGTTAGAATTGATGATAATAATTTTTATGCTTATTCAGTAGGAGAATTGGCAACAACTGGAATTTTAGATGAAGCTGGTGCAACTTTAACAAAAGACACTTACTATTATTTATCTGACTCTGTTGCGGGAAAATGCACAAATTCTTTACCAATTATAAATGAAGAACAAATATGCTTCAAATCTAACGACACATACATATCTTTATTTCCAAGTTATTCGCCAAGTCTATTTACTGAATTTGCTAAATTAAATGGCGATTCAACTGAATTATTTGATGTATTAGATGGCACAAGTAATTTAAATGCTGTTAATTTAGGACAATTAAATTCAAAACAAAGTTTCACGACTTATTGTGCTAATTCAGGAAATACGGATGCAAATGGTTATGCAGATATAATTACAAAAGTTTCTGATACAGAAGTAAGTTTCAAAGTAGGTTCTCCTTATGCAAATTTAGGAATAACTTTCCCTAATGGCAAACATTATGAGATTTCAAGTATTGCAAATATTACAGGAATAAGTGCTGACGGTGTTTATAAAATTATTATTCAAGAAGACGATTTAATAAATCTTTATGATGGAACATATAGTGTTGTTGCAATTGCTTTTAATATTGGATATAGTGCCGATGTAATATCGCCCATATTTACATCTGCAACAAAAGACACATTTACTGTAGGCAAATATTTATATTCAAACAATACTTTGTTGGGAGACTGCTGGAACTGCATAGATGGCGTTAATTCAACATACACAAGTTTTCAATCAGGAACTATTGCAAACTATATGCGAATATCTTGCTCTACACCAATAATTTTAAATAAAGTACAAATATATTCAAATTCAAATCCTACTGTTTATTGTGGTATGAGCAGAGTTACTGTGTCTGGCTCTAATGATGGAACAACATGGACAGTTTTATTATCTAGCTATAGTGCAGATTTTAGAACTAATCCTGTTATTATTATTCCAAATACGACTGCGTATTCTTACTATTCTATTCGTCCTCAAGCGAACCTTGTTGGTGGATATTCGCAGGGATATGCTATAATGAACGAAGTTAAATTTTGGTATCCTGTGACTTATGAAGGTGGAAATATAACAGAAGAATATGTTTTACCCACAACTTCAGCCAATGGTGATTTAAATTTACTTATAAATCAAAATCCACTAATACCTCAATTGTTTAATGGCTCTGAATGGACAGACAAACAGTTTGTTAAAATCGGTGAAGTTACAAAGTCAACAACTCTTGGAACACCAATCAGTTATGCTTTTAATGGTGAGGTAATTACTTCTAAAATTACACATCCTTCAGCAGCATCA